CATGCTAAAAGGATAAGATAAATTCTTTTGTAGTCGAATGACTCTAGAAAATCTTAACCCCTCCTTTTTCGTTAGACTTGTGTGTGTTGTGCGATCGGTTCATGCTTCGGCTCTATGACTTCATTGATTTGAATATCAAGGTCGTAGAGTTCGGAGCTGTGAATGTGCGTTGAAGCTGCGTATAGAGAAAGTTGATCCTGTAAGGTAAAAACCTCCTTGATCTCTTCCTGTCTCAAATTACGTACGAACAAACCTTCGTACTGTTGTATCATTTGTGGTACTTCAGTTAAAGGTTTACAAATGGTGTTAGAAAAGTATTTGCTTGGAGCCCAGAGCTTCTCATTAAAGCGAAGAACTGACACTTGATTCTTTTTGTATTTCAATTTTCCCATCTTATCAACTTTTTGAAAAAGTTGTTCAGTTGTATAATTAGAGTCAAAAAGGTTATCAAGCGTTTTCCAACTTATGAGTCTCTCAAGTTCTAATACATCGGCCGTTTTTAGGTCGAACTTTTCTTTTTTTACACCAGTTTGTTTAATATATTTGTTGATCCCAATTTCTGCCTTCTCTCGAAATCTCCATTCCTTCTCTTTTCGGGGAAGTTTTGGTTGAATAATCTTCCAATTTTGTAAGATTTTTCGAAGAACACAGCGGTCTTTGTGCGTCGGTTGGTGTTTGGAAACGTTAACGTCGTCTACCGTAAGGTGACCGTTTGCTAATCCCAAACCTCCCAATTGTTGACTAACATACCAGGGTATATTAAATTGTTCCAGCTTCTCACGGTTATGATTGATAAAAGATGTTAATATTCTCTCAATCATTATGTCCTCATGGCCCTTTATCAGTTCATGCGATTTTACTGCAAGGTTAAATATATCAAATTCACCATCCGTGGTGATACTTGATCTATCAAAACCTTTCATTAAACCTGCATTAACGAAGACAGTTTCCTCATAAATACAATTGAAGGTTTTCGGCTTAAATGTCGAAAAACGAAGATCGCTTAGACTTCGTACGGTTGGATATTTTGTTACAGTGTGTTTAAGATTTATTGTAAAGTTTCTCGAATTTATATTCAAGAAATCTCTACTTCTAAATGTTTTTCCCACTGATTCTAATAATCCAGCTAACGAAGTGATCTCTCCCCAGTATTTGTAAGTATTTGCAGTTTTGCCAACGAAAACACAATCGTCCCCATTAATCAATAGTTTCGTCTCTTTAAGAGCGAAGGTCCGTTGATATGAGAGTTCTTGTGCCCATCGACAGCAAGCAGCATTTACAATACAAAGTACAGGGAAGGACGTGATACTCCCCATCAATTGTCCGTTTAACTGTTGTGCGACTACACCATTATGCTCAATCCAGTGTCCTGTAAGTGACGATATAAATAGACTTCTTGTTTCTTCTTTCAAATCTAATTGAAGAGAAATTTGATCGGCTATTGTATTCGATACCCAGGATTTTAAGAGATTGGTTGCATTTTGATAATCTCCAGAAATAAATTCCTCATCTTCTTTCAATGAATTTCCAAGTCCTTGCATAACAGCTTCTTCTGAAGCTTGTTCTCCAATTAACTTGAAAGTTTTCATTGTCCTTAGATGTGTGTGAATACTTTTCCATAGATTTCGTAGTACAAACATAGTCAACGGTGGTCCCTTTGAAATAACTCTTATTTTAAGAGCTTCAATTAAGGCGACCAAGGTTACTGTCTTCGGTTCTAGATCTGCACGCTTCGACACTTCTTCTAATAATTGTATGAATTTCTTCTGCAATTTGAGGGTGTCGTAGACGATCTCGGAACTGAATTCGCCATGATTTGCACTTTGTTGTTCTTTTAGTTGAACATCAAAGTCCGGGACGTCTTGAAGTCTCCTTAAAAATTCTTCAAGATCCGTAACGCCAGCAGAGTCATTTTTATTCTCTGCACCGTTCGCCATTTGATTTAATTGTTTTATGTCGAAAAATTCTACCCACCCACCCGGATTCATTAACAAGTTCTTAAGGTCTTTATCTGTTGATATAAGATCTCTGATTTCTGTTACTGAGCCACCTTTCTTCTTTGAATTAATATAATTTGCGGAAGTTGAGGGGAAGTGAGGGGTAACGATCGCATCCAATGTATAAGGCTGAGAGCTAATTGGG